CGGCGAGAACGAGCAAACGCTTCACGCGCGCGCTGTTGTCCAACACGCTGGAGGGACAGACCCTGTTTCGCGATGCCATGCGCATGCTGGGGATCTCGAAGGTCGAGACGCTCCACAAGCTGGGCCATAGCCCGGGTTCTGGGACTGGGTCGTCAGGGAGCGAGCCCAACTGAAGACAACGGCAATGACCACCACTGATCCCAACTTCCGTCAGATGGCACGTGAATCCTTGGCGCGCGCGAAGGCGGAGCTTGCAGCGCAGGATGCGGATCGGCTGAAGTATGCCGCGCTCGAACTCCGCGAGGCCATGGAGTCCCTGACCTATGAACGAGCGCGGGCGTTCCAAGACGACATCGCCCCCGAGGAATACAAGACCTGGCAACCGCGCAAGTTGATGGCGGTTCTCGTCGACATAGACCCATCGATCGGATTGACCTCGACCATCGCCTTGGGACCCGAGGAGGAGTACGGCAAGCCCGCACCTCAGGCAAGCATGACGGTTCTCGGCACGGACCATGTTTTCGGCTTGGCAGCTCTCAAGGCGCACTACGACGCTTTCGGGTCGTACTTGCACGTGCCGTCGCTTGATCAGCTACGGTCAGGATCGTTGCCAAATCTGGCGAAGCTCCGGGAACGCTGCGAAACGGTCATCGGTCTCGTCGAGAAGGTCCTAGAATCGCGAGTGTGGAACGTCACCCTGGGAGCCTCGGCGACACTCGAACAGTGCATGAACGACGACTGCCGGAAGCCAGTCCGGAAGAGAATCCCCTTTGGGAAGCAAGCCTTCGACGCGCAGTGCTTCGATTGCAAGGCCGAATACTCGGTTCTGTTGGAGCCGGACGGAGGCGTTCTTTGGAGATCGAAGACGACAGACGTCCCCTGTTCTACGCAGGGTTGCCCCGAGAAGATGGAGTTGTGGCCTCATGAGGTGAAGCAGGGGACGCACTGGCGATGCCGCGGTTGCAGCGTCCACAACGGGATCTTGCTGTCTGTGTCGAAGATCGAGGACAAGGATCCGGCAGCAGCCAGCGAAGCGGTAGGCCCCCGTCGCTAGCGATGGCCAGTGGCTAAGGCCCTCGGCGATGGTCACGAAGAAGAAGGGGATATGAGCTTCCCGGACAGGCTTTCCCTGCCGGTCAGGTGCTCTCGGACGTACGTACGCCAATCACCTCGTGCAGGAACTTGGCGATCCGGTCCTTGTTTGCGGCGAGGCTGGAGAACTGCTTCTCGCAGACGTCGGAGAACCGGGCAAGCACCTTGCGGCTCGTTTGCTCCTGGTCCTCGAAGATCCCCAGCGAGCGAAAGCCGAGCCCCCAGCGTTCAAACTGGAGCAACGCGATGGTTGCGACGCCAACCCGGTCATCCGTGGGCAGCGCGAATACGTGGAGCGGTTTCGCCATTCCGTTGATCCGGCAATCGACTACGTAGTTGCCCGCGGGATCATGATCGGCGTCGTGCCAGTCGAACGTTCGCCGCTCCGACGGGATCTGTTCCTCCATCAGCGCGCGAAAGTCCTCGATAAAAGTCGAGCGGACACGTTCACGGGAAAGGTAGGCGACGTCGGTGATCTTCAGAAGCGCCTGAACGAAGTCAAAAAGCGCGTCCCCGTACCGACCTTCGGTTATTGGCAATCGAAGCTCACCCTCTCGGTCCTGCACGGAGAAAGCATCAAGCGCGTTCGAGATAACCTTCGCCCTTGTGCCCTTCTGAAGATCCTTCTCGAAGATGTCGTAGGTGAGGTGCATGTACGTGTGACCCTCATCGGTGAGGCACCACGAGCCACCTTCCTTCTTCAAGACCACCGCCAGGTGATCTCTGTCGTCGAACTGGAACGGCGTAGAAACGCGAAACCGGTTCTCCCCCTCGGCAAACAGCCGAACCTTGGCGGATACCCTGTCGCGGAATTGCTGCTCTATGGCTTCCATGGTCATGAGGGGCCCCTACCTGTCAAAGAGACTGCCTTGGGTGCCAGGGCCGGGCGGCGGCGCGACAAAGCCGCAGTCGGCCAGGAGACATGCGAAGGCGCCATCCATATCGGCATAGCGATCCGTGGTCACGGCAAAGGTATCCTCGCGATTTCCAGTTCGCTGATATCGCTCGGTCGCCGTGTGAATGTGGAAATCGTAGAAGGTTTCCCCCTCTATCGGATTCGTGTGCTCATGACTTCTGCCGTTGTAGCGACGAAGCCGAAGGATCTGGTTGGACGCAGGCATTCGGTACGCCAAAATCACGGAGAAATCGAGCGGGTTGAAATGGGAGCGGCGCCTGACGATGCGAAATTCGGAGCCGTCATCTCCGCGCACCTCCAGCTCGGATTCTGAGTGCCCCCGTTTTGGCTTCATGGCCACCTTCCTCGCATAGTCGTCCGGCAGGAGCTTCTTCTCCAGCAGCAGTTTCGCAATCTCCGAATCTGAAAGGAAGTAGGCACTTGGGGATCCCTATCAAGCTGTTTTTCCAGCTTAGCACGCTGGCACCCCTGCCCAAAATGCAGGGCAATAGGCGAAACGCCCGCTCGTTCGAAGAAGCCCGGGCCGGTGCGGGCATGGCGCAGACCAAGAAGAAAATCGTGGTATGGAAGAAGCAGTCATGTCGATCCTCCGCTACGAGATCGTTTTCGAAAAGCTCGCGCAGGCGGCCAGCGAAGAGGCGGGCGAAGCGCAGGACTATCGCGCCATCTTGCGTGAGGTCGACGAGGTTGCGGAGCTGAAGAGGGTGATCCTCGACGTGGCCGAACCCGCCGAGCAGTCGTACACGACTACGTGACGCGCGGCCGCGATATTTCGCGGGGCTTGATTTTCACCTTGGACGAGTCTCAATTCGTCTGCCCAGACAGATCCATCTCCGGATTGGCCGCTCGGCCCAGGGCTTGGATCTCGCCGATGAAGGATTGTCGCGCGGATTCGCTGTCGGTGTCGATGGCTGTCGCTTTCACGCTGGCGAACGCGGTGAGGGCTTCGTTGCGATCGTGGGCTCGGCCACCGGGCAGAACGTAGACATACAGCTTCGTCTTTTCGCGGGTCTCGCCGGGAACGTCGTCGCCGTCGAGGAATAGGCGATAGCTGGCGAAGCGCTGGTGGATCTCAATGAGGTCTCGTTGCAAACCCGTTCGAGTTGGAACGATCGGCTCCATGAGGAGCAGTCCTACCTCGGGCGCGCCGACCCAGTGGGACACGGACGAAAGCACCCGTGGAGTGGCAGATCGAGCGTCAGCCCAAACTTGCTCCGGACGGAAGTGCCGCTGCACGTAGGACGCGACCTTCCAGGTCTCGAAGAAGCGATACCCTTGGGTGTCACGATGGTGGCTTCTGGTCTCACGAGTGGCGTGGTCCTCTGCCACCCTCGGCAGCACATTCTTGACAACCCATCCCACGGGATCCGCGACATCTCCGGGAATCTGGCGCTCAACATCGAGCACAGCATGGGGGCCGACCGCCACCGGCAGCACATCGAGACTCTCGACGGCGGAAAGCGACTCGAGAACCATCTGCATCGCCGCATAGGTTGAAGGCCGGCCCAGGCACACGGCCCCGGGAACGCGACCAGCCGACGCTATCGACACACCACCGCCCCCGGCCACGATGGCGGCCAGCGGAATTCGCGCCCCGGTAAACGCGTCGGGCACGAAATGAACGACTCTGTATCTCGCGGTCATGGTCGGCCCCCTCTTATACGCTTGAGGTAGCTCTCGACAAGTGGCCTGGCATTGGCGCAGCGCTCTGCCAAGACGCTTACGGTTTCGTCAATTTTCGGCTCGGCGGCGTTGGTGCAAGCCTCCCTTACAAGGGCAAGTATGTCCTGCGAGACGATACAAGTCGCCTTTTCTGCCGCTTCCATCGCGCCTTCCTGTACGAGATCCATCGGCAGACCAGGCGCAACGAGATTCGTCCTCACGTGCCCGTCGCTGTGCGCGACCCGCTCCGCAAGCGAGCCGTGGGAGGCGGTCGCGCGCTGGAACGCTGCCAACCCGGCGCCCGAGGAAGTGGTCTCCAGGTGCAAGGTTTGCGATCTACTGGAGCCGCATGAGTGCCTTTCCGGTGGCGAGTACCGGCGCGGGGAATCGGTCATCCACGACGGGAGGAAATGGACGTGATTGAATCTAACCACTGTGCTGGCCTGTGGGGCGCCCGCGAACGCCGACAGGCAAGCGCCGCGAAGCGCTCTTCCACCGTCGCGTCGAGGTCTCGGGGCAATCGTGGAAGAGAAAAACCGCGACGACCCTCTATCAGGGAATCGTGCTCGTTCGGGAAGAACTGCAACGGCTACGCGCCACGGACGTCGTGATCTCGACTGACGTTTCCACCCGAAAGGACGGACTGCCGTACTCAGGCGCGCGCGAGCCAGATGACCCAGGGGCTGCGGTATATTTTCGCTTGGCAGGGACTCCGGTAAGACGTGGTGGGCGCTGCTGGGATTCAAGTTTCAGAGGTTCATCCTGACGTTGGGGGAAGCGCCAATCAGGCGGCCGAAATAAACGCGGCGATGGATGCGGCAAAGCAATGGTTTGCCGAAGTCGACGGCAGGCAACGCTGAAAGGGACGAAATGAAACTGGAAATCACCGAAGAGATGATCGCCGCCGCGAAGGGGCTGCTGAAGAACGAGAACCGAGCTAGCGTGAGATGCTTCTATGGGCACCTGGCCGAAGCCATAGTCGCCCAATCGGAGCAGCCCAACCCTGCGGAGACGCCATGCCTTGGATGCGGCAAAGTTGGACCGGGGTTTGGATACTGTCACTCGTGTGCTGTTCGCCAAGCCGCCCCTCCCGAGGTCACGACGGACGCTCTCGATAATGCGTTGCTAGGCATCACCGCGAACGAGTACGGGGCCACGCATGCTCTATCTGGGAGAGAGGCGAGCGCCATCCGTGACGGGGCAGAGGCCGACATCCTGGCCAACCTCGCCCGCCAAGCCGAATCGTATGCACGGGAACGGGCCACGGACAAGGCTCGGATCGCGGAACTCCAAACGACGGTCGATGGCAGGGGGAGAATAATAGCAGAACTGGAATCGGAGTGTTCGCGCCGCGCGGCCAGAAACGCCACGCTAGCCGGTGAGCGCGACGAACTGCTGGCGGAAGCGGACACTCTCAGGACTGCGCTTGATCGAGAGTCCTGCGCCACAGAGGACGAACGGCTAGGATAGCATCTTTGGTCCGTGATGCTTACAGTCGTAAGGCCCGGGCGGACGTCATTGGATCGAAGCGAGGCCCAGCAATTTGGGCGACTTGCCCGCGCACTACTCGCCCCGGCCGACGTCTACTCGTTGAGTCGCCCACGTAATGGGCACCCCACGCGTAACCTCTTGACAAGTCGCGCGGTTTGGGTGCGTAATTATCCTCAGTGCCGGGAAATGAGAACAGCGGGCATCCAAACCCATCGCCTGAAACACGCTTCGGTGCTGACCGTGGCCCTAGGCCAAATCCTGGCGGGCGCACGCCATCCAAGTGGCTGCGCGACTACCTGAACGCGGCTAAAGACGGTACGACTGGCGGCGCCGCTCGTAGGCTCGCCATAGCCGACCATCTCTATGAGGTCGCCACGTCGTGGGACGTGAAGGTCAAGGGGCACGGAGAAGACGCTATCTCCGTGGCTGACGCCAAGGACAGTATCGAGGCGGCGAAGCTTCTGCTGTCTTACGACATGGGTAAGCCGACCGAAAGTATCGAGATCGAAAGCCCAAACGGCACCATGAGCCCGACGGGAAAGACCTCGGAGGAAATGATCCGCGACGCTGAACGGCTAGCTAAAGAAGCCACGGAACAAGATGATCCCGGCCCTGCAAACGGTGGCTAGGCTAGACGCTCGCAAGCTCAACCCTGAGCAGCGTATTCGGCGTGCGCGCATTCTTGACTACTACTTCGGGCGCGAGAAGCTGGTCGACTTCTGCGCGCGAGTGGCGCCGCACGAATCGCCGCCCCCTCATCTCCGGTTGCTGATCAACATCTTCCAGCGGTGCAGAACTGAGCGCGTGCGTGCCTTGATTTCAATGCCGCCAGGTGCGGGGAAATCGATCACGGTAAAACGCGGTCTCGCGTGGTGGACGCAGATCGCACCGTCAGACCTGAACTGCTACGCGAGTTACAACAGCGACTTCGCGGCCGATCAGAATCGAGGATGCCGTTCGATAGCCGAAGAGGCCGGAGTAGCCATAGGGCAGAAGGACACCGCCGGGCACTGGCTCACCACCCAAGGGGGAGGAGTATTCAGCGCAGGCCTGAATGCTGGCATCACGGGCCGTCGGGTAGGCGGCATCGCTGTGGTGGATGACCCATATGCGAACCCTGGAGACGCCCGCAGCCCGACGATTCGCCGCAACGTCAAGGCAAACTTTTCGCAGGTAATCAAGACGCGGTTGCAGGGGTACGCATCGATCATCGTGGTCCACACGCGGTGGCATCCACAGGACCTTATCGGAGAGTTGGCCGCAGAAGGCGGATGGCAGCACGTCAACATTCCAGCTATTGCCATGGCCGGGGATCCGATTGGACGCGCCATTGGCGAGCCCCTTTGGCCGGAGCGCCCTCAGTTCACGCTTGAGGCGTTGAACGCGGAAAAACGCGTGGATGAGTTCGGGTTTGCGGCTCTCTATCAGGGCGACCCGATTCCCGAGGGCACTCGCATGTTCTACGGCGAGCCTCGCTATTGGGATCCGAAGAAGACAGACCTTACCGGGTGCAAGTTCGTGATCGGAGCCGACCCGGCAACGACGGCCAAGACGTCGGCGGATTTCTCGGCAGCGTTCGCCTTGGCGGTAAAGCCTCCCTTCACTTGTCCAACGATTTACGTTCTCGACGGTCTGCGCCGGCAAGTAACAACGCCGCAGCTCTGCCGAGAGTTGCACACATTTCAGCAGCGCAACCATAAGGCTTCGATGTACGTCGAAGCCGTCGCTGGCTTCAAGGCGGTTCCGCAGATCTTGAAAGAGCTTGAGCCTCTGCTCGAGATAGAAGAGGCTCCCGTGAAGGGTGACAAGCGACAGCGGGCAGAACTCACGGCGAGCGCCTGGAACGATGGGCGCATTCTTCTTCCGATGACAGATCCACATCTTCCAAACGCCACCGAGCAACCTTCATGGGTGGCCCCGCTCGCGAGCGAGGTGCGTAACTTCACTGGTGTCGGTGATGATCACGACGATCAGGTGGACGCGCTTTCTCACGGGTACAACGCCGGCATGGAAACCGGCAACTCGTTTCAATACTACATGTAGGAGACAACCATGGGCTTTTGGGATTTCTTCAAACGACGCAAACCCGCCGCACCGGTCGCGCCAGCCGCTCCCGTGCTCGATGTCGAGTACAAGACAACCATGGGCTTTTGGGATTTCTTCAAACGACGCAAACCCGCCGCACCGGTCACGGCCGCCGCTCCTGTGCTCGATGTCGAGTACATGGACGAGGTCGCCTACGCGCGCCGATACGGCCCTTCTCGCATGCTGGGCGTCGACGAGATAAAGCGCCAGGTGGCAGACGGACGCGGGCCGCTTTCTCCTACCGCATTCGACGCCGTGGCGAACTGGATGAGCGGTCAGGGCGGCTCGAACGACCTGGCTACGGCGACGCGCTACCTGTTCGCGTCTACCACTGACTGGCAGACCATCAGCAACATGTGCAGGGCTTCGTGGCTGGCCAGAAAGATCGTCTGGAAGCGCCCGCGCGACATGATGCGACCAGGGTACAACCTGATTTTCGAGGGCATGGGCGACAAGGCCAAGGGCGCGACCGAGACAAACGGGGACCGGCTACGCAAGTCCATCACTCGCCGATGGGACGCCGACAATAAGCTGATCGAGGGGATGGCGTGGGCGCGTGAGTTCGGCGGCTCGATCATCGTGATCGATGTGAAGGGCCAGCTGCTCGAAGAACCGTTGCCCATCAAAGACGGCATGGTCGACTATTCGAGCATCAAGAAAGGCTCGCTCAACTCGCTCCGCGTGTGGGACCGTTGGCGCGCGAACCACGACGGCCAGCTCGACAACGACAACGAAAGTCCGAACCGCGGCAAGCCGGAATTCTACGTGCTATCAGCCGATGGCGGGATGGCGGGGCAGCGCGTTCACTGGACCCGCGTGCTACGTTTCGACGGCGACATAGTCGACTGGTGGAGCTGGCGCGCGAATGCGTGCTGGCACGCCAGCGTCTTGCAAGTCGTGATCGATACCCTCAAGCAGTACGACATGCTGACGGGGGCGATTTCCTCGCTCGTTCCCAAGGCCCGCCAGGACATCGTCTACGCCAAGGACGCGGCCAAGCTCGCATCTACGGCCGAGGGGCGCAAGGGAATGGCCGACAGGTTCGCTGCCACCCATCGCATGGCCAGCATGTACAACGTGCGGGTTTACGATATGGTGAACGAGAGAACGGAGCAGCAGACATACAACTTCGGCAACCTCGATAAGATCTGGGAAAAGGCCATGATGGAAACGGGGGCCGGGGCGAGCTACCCAAGCAGTGTTCTCTTCGACAACCAGCCGGCCGGGCTAAATGCATCGGGCGAGTCGAGCGTCGGGAACTACTTCGACGACCTTGCGGCCGAGCGCCTGAACTACCTCAAGCCGCGCCAGCTTGCGCTTTACGACGTGATCGCGAGAAACGAATTCGGCTACTTGCCCGAAGGCTTCGACATCGACTACAAGGCATTCCGGAGCGCCAGCGAAATCGAGAAGAGCACGATCAACCTGAATCGCGCCAATGCGGACGCGGCTCGCCTCAAGGATGGCGTCATCACACCAGGGCTAGTCGCAGCCCAGCTCAAAGAGGACAGCGTCTACAGCGTGATGACCCAGGAAGATGTCGACCTGGCCAAGCTCGCGCCGCCACCGCCTGAAGACGACGGTAGCGAGCCGCCAGACAACGGCGGTGGCACGAAGCCGGCGAAGGAAGAACCCGCGCCGGACGAAGAGGACGCGAAGGAAGAGATCGAAACCGAGGCGGGCAAGAAGGGCGCGATCACCGAAGAGGGAGAATAGCCGCCAGCCACTCTTCCAGCGTCTCCGACTCGTCGCCAATCCCATGCACGCCGACGATAGCACGGTACGCCGCGCGAAGGTTGTCGACCATGCTGGCTTCCGGCTTCACGACCGCGCACACCTTTTCGATCACGGCCTCGCCCATCCCGAGATAGAGCGGTAGCTCCTGGCGGAAGTCGTCCATCAGGACGTGCGGGTTGCGCTGCTGTCGCACGATGGGGCCGCAGAACCCGAGTCGATAGCCCGCCGCCCACATCACGGGCTGGGCCACGTAGCCGCGCAGGATGTCGCATACCCGCATCGAGACGGTGCATGGCAGGTAGAGCAGCGGGAAGCACTCGCGGCGAATGAGCGTGGCTTGCGAGTTGATGGGGGCGAGGGTGCCGGCACTGAGAGCTAGATTGAATTCCAAATCAAACTTTATCGGTTCTCCGCAAATCATTCTCCATATGGCATCGACGTCCGGGTCACCATCGGCAAGCCCCTGCCAGATTCCTATGTCGCACGATCCCGAGTTCCCGGCGAAGTCCGGTGCGGTTGATGCGCTTGAGAGAGGAAGGCCGCGAGGCCAAGGATGGACAATGTCAGTGTCATCGGTCGACTCGTAGAGCGCATATGGATTGCACCATCCTGACCCGCGCGTAATGGCTCCATAGTGTTTGAACGATGGCACGTTGACGCCAAGTGGCTCGTTGTCGTCGTCCGTGTCGATGATGACGTCGGCACCTTGGCACGCGGCTTCGACGTAGCCGAGCATTTTGCGCTGATACTTGTTTGGACCGATCATGTCTTCGAGCGAACCGAAGTGGATCGGGGACAATGGCATTTCGTAGGGCATGACGTAGGACGCGCCAGCGCACTGCCAGATGAGCGGCGTCTTGGCATCCCCCACGACGATCAGGTTCACGCCGTCAGGGTACAGCTTCGCCCACGCGCGCACGGAGTCGGTTGGGGCGTTTATCGTCGTGATGACCACGCAGGTTTTCATGGGGACACCGGGAGATTCGAGCGAGCGTTCAGGCAGGCTTGCCATTTGAAATGTGACAATGATAGGTAGTCTTCGTCGTCAACAAGCGCAACCTTGCACTGGGTGAGTACTATTTCTTTCATGTGAGGCCCATCCTTTTCAGTTCGGATTGGATGTCGTGGTGATCCGGCGTGTGATGTGACCACCACTGTTTGATACACGGCGGGGGTAAGTCGTCCGAGTCTTGTGAAGCATTCACGTCGTCAGGTAATGGGACTGTACCAAGAGATGTCTCGACTGGGGTGAATTGTTCAGGTCGTTTAATCAAGGCGAAGTTGCCCAATACATTGAACTGTGACCACTTCGGGAACGTGAGCAGACGCGCCTCGCACCCCACGAAGCTCCACACTTCCCTGATGAGACGCCGGCTATAAACGAACGGGTGCCGCCGCATCGTCTCGGCCGGCGGCTCGCATCGCAAAATCTCGTGCGCGGGTTCCTTCCAGCACTGGGCATCCCCTACCAAGTCCCAATCCGTGTACGGGAGCAGCGGCTTTCGGATGGGGTAGTCCTTGTCGGTGAGCAGGTCGATGTCGCGGGTGAACACGCAGTCGCTTTCGAGGAACCAGATGCGGCTGGCGTCGCTGTACTGCCACGCCCGTAGCCCTTCGATGCACTGGCCGAAGTATCCAGGGTAAGACGTGCCGCGGTAGTTGCGGCAGCGCTTCACCTCGACGTATGGGGGCAGGTCAGCCGGCGGCTGGTCTTGCTCCTCGATGACCAGCACCAACTTGCGGAACCCGGTCACGTGCTTGTCGGTGGATCGAAATAGGTACGGCAGCCACGGGTAGTCTTTGGGGTACGTGACCAAGAAGAAGTCGACGGTCAACTCCTTCGGGTCCGCCAGCATCGCGCTCGCCACGTTGAACGCGGTGTCGTCCTTGCACCCGTGGAGAATCGCTGCCTCGCGCGCGAGCGCAATCATCGGGCCTTCGGTCCACCCGTCGCTATGAGCGGCGTTCAGGATGATTCCGCTGTGCCTGGTCTCGCGCAGGAGCGCCGCCGAGTGCCAGCAGTCCCACGCCCAGTTTGCCGGCGCGGCGTGAAGGCTCGGGTAGTCCTGCCAGACAGACGACTCGACCACCATGTTTCCATTCACGTGCGGGCATGGATTCGCTTGCACGGCGCCCGTGATGCGCTTGCCTTGGCTTACCGTGATGGCGTGCTCTGCCTTCAGGCGATCGATCCAATCGGTCGACAGGGGCACGCAGTCAGCCTCAAAGGTGAAGATGGCCGAGCCGGTGGCGCCGAACTGCGGGATAGAGCACTTCGCCATGGTGCCGCGCCAAAGCGCATTCGAGCCGCCGGGCCAGCCTTCGCCCGGTTCGTCCGAGCGAATGAGCGCCGTCGGGAACTTGCGGCCGCAATAGAGCTGCGTGTCTTCGGCTTCGTCGGATAGCTCGCAATCGTGCCGGCGAACCAGCGCGAGGGTTACGTCGGTGCGTTTTTTCGGCTCGATGTCGGCGAGAAGACGGGCGAGGCGCAGGGCGTTGGCCTCATCTCCCGCGTGGTACTGGAGTGCTAACTGCATGGCTTCCCCTTGTCGTTGACGTGCTTGCGGGAATTGTTCGCAGGTTTGCGCGGCTTGATGACTTCCGGCTCTTCGTTCATTTGGTCGATGGCCTGGTTGATGTCGGCGAGAATTTGGTCGTTCGTCGGCGACTCGTTCACGAATACGCGCTTGCGCTTCTTGGTCATGGCTTCCTTGTTGCAAGTCTAAGCGGGAGGATGGCTTCAACGTAGCACTCGCACCCAGCGTGGAACTCTTTGGTGAAGCGCTCCGCGCTTGCCCTGCGCTGGCCATCGAGGCCGGTATGATTGCACCGCTTGCCTTTTGAGCAGTGTCCTTCCTGGCACCAAATAGAACAGGAGAACTCGAATCGCTTTCGGATCATGGCTTCTCGATTCTCGCGATGAGGGCTTCCGCGTTTGACAAGTCCTTGGGATACTCAATGCCAGTCCCGTCGTATTCGTCGTGCCAGGCGCTTGCGCGTCCCTTGGCGAGCGCCTTCAGCGCCGCCAGCAGTTCGTCGCGCTCGCGTAGCAGCTTCACAACGTCGGGCTGCATTCGCAGGTCAACCGTGACGGTTTCGCTGGCCGAAGGGCTCACGGCGTCTTCCCCTCCGCGTCTCGCGCAGCTTCTAGCTCCGCAACACGTTTCTTCAGCGCGTTAACGTACCTATACAGGATACTCATGCATGATGAAACCCCTCCCCATATTAGGGATCCATCGTCTCTCGAGAATCTGCTCATTATCAATGTCCACGCCACCAGGCATAGACTGTCGTATTTCTCGAAGTTGCCAGCGGTGATTCTTTCGTTGACCTCTCTCATATATGAGCTTTCTTCGTATAATTTGCCCCACTTCTCACCTTCCGACATCGCGTTCCACGCGTCCTTTGCGGCGGCTCTCGCCCGCTCGACTTCCAGGACGTACTCATCTGGGGGCAACAGTACGTCACTCATAGCGTCCCCCCTTCCTTCGCCCGCGCCTCAATCTGCTGTGTGAGCAGCGCCGCCGTCCCCCGGTGAATCGGCAACGCCGCCACCGCCCTTGTGAGGGCGTTTCGGCTGAGCCCGAGGAAGTTGGCAGCCTGGCTGACTCCGCCCTTCGCATCGGCGAACGTGCGCAGCCAGGCGACGTGTTCGGGGGTTAGTGTCGTGTTGTTTTTCTGTTTCACTTGCTTTTCTCTCCGTGCAGTATTTGGTTCAACTTCACTCGGATGCGCGCATCTGCGTAGGCTTCTATTACGGCCAGCGCTGGCGCTACCAATTCCAACGGGAAGAAGTCGCTTAGCATTGACCGAATCTGTTCAAGCGCTTCGGCTGACTTGGCCGCGTCCGCTACCCTGGAATGAAACGTGAACACCTTCCCGATCCCGAACTCCTTGCGGGCCCGGTCAATGGCCACGCGGATCGCTTGCTCTCGCATGTCGTCTGTCTTTTGCTGCGACACCACTGCGACGACGATCCGGTAGTCGTCGATGATGCTGGCCTCGATGGCGGTGCGCAGGGGCAGTGAGTATAGGACAGGGCCGTAGACCTTGGGATCGTTCATCGCGAAGACCTGCGACTCCTCGCCGTCATCCTTGAGCGCCGAATGGCGTGGGGTCGCGGTCATGAACAGTCGGCGCGCGCACTTCAGCCCGTTGTCCTGTAGCGCGTGCGCGAACAGCTTGGACTTACGCCCGGCCGTCTTGTGGGCCTCGTCGAAAATGGCCAGGTCAAAGGCCAGCCCATCGAACACCTCGGCGAGATTGCGCAAGCTCTGGTAGGTGCAGACCACAATCCGTTGGCCCGGCCCGTCCAGGAACGCACGGGCAACCTTGGCGTCGGTCGTATTGTCGGCTTCCAGTTCCTTGACAGAGATTTGGATCGCGTCTTCCCCGCCTGCGCTTTCGTCCGAGCACACCGAGAGAATGTTATTCGCCCCACGCGCTCGGTACTCGCGGATCATCTGGTTGACCAGCAACAAGGACGGCACCAACGTCAACAAGCGCTTCGCCTTGAGCCCTTGAGCGACCTCGTAGCCCACAAGCGTCTTGCCAGTTCCGCATGCCATGATGCATTGGCCGCGCGAGTGGGGCTTGCGCAGGCCAGATACGCAGGCGGCGATGGCTTCGATTTGGTGGAGGCGCGGCAGTTGAACCATTCCGCCATGGTGCCGCCACTCGCCCGGAAGAGTCAAGACTTTAGTCTCTAAACTTTACCTAGCAACAATTGGGCCAACGTGGCACCGCAACGCTTGTATGGCCACGGCAATAGGTCGCACTATGGGCGAAAGGCATGGCGCTTCACCTTGCGATTCTGGCGGCCGGTGCTCGCGGGCACAAACGGCGCCACGGGAACGCCCGGCCGGTGAAGAGGCTGCGCCCGATTCACCCGAACCACGTTGCGGAGCTGAAATACCGCGCCGCCATTCTCCAGCTCGTCGCGCGTCTTCGCACTATCGTCGACGGTCAGCTCAAGTCTCTCGAATCGCACTGGCCGCGCCCCACAAGCGCCGACGGCGTGCGGGTGGGCGATTCCCTCCCCTACTCCATCGAGGCATTCATTCGCTCTGCCAAGGGCAAGCTCGGCGGTCTCGACGAGTGGACAAAGCGCATGGTCGGTCTCGCGGTCGAAGCGAACCGTGACAGCGTGGACGACCGGCTCGCGCGCGAAATCAAGCGCGCCATCGGGGTCGACGTCGGCCACCTACTCCACGCGAACGGCCCGCTCCTGCAAGCGATGAAGACGGCGACCAAGGACAACGTCGCGCTCATCAAGTCGATTCCCGAGAAGTATTTCGGCCGCGTGACCGAGACGCTGACCGCAGGCTGGACCGGCGGCGTCCGCTGGGAATCGCTCGTTGACCAGATTCAGCGAGACGGCGACATCACCGAGAACCGCGCGAAGCTGATTGCGCGCGACCAGACCAGCAAGATGAACAGCTCTTTCAACCAAGAGCGACAGCAGCAGGTCGGGATCGAGAAGTTTGAGTGGTCCACGTCGGAAGACGGGCGCGTCCGCGAGTCGCACGCGGAGCTTGATGGAAAGATTTTCAGCTGGGACGACCCGCCCATTGTTGACGACGAAGTGGCAACCCCTGGCTCCCCGATTTTATGCAGGTGCGTGGCCATCCCATTTATCGACATGGGCGACGCGGCCCTCGGATTCGGCACGAACGAACAGCAAGAGGAGATCGCAGCATGAATACCGAACTCTACCGGCGCCTAGCCGCCGACGGCAACGCGAACGCGAAGCACATCGTTGACGACTTCGGCTCAATGCCCGGCGAGGAGATGGACGATTCCGATTCCAGCACGCAGCTTGCGGGCGCCATCGGCGAACTCAACGGGCGCGCGAAGGCCCACAGTGAAGCCGGCGAGCACGACCAGGCCGCGTCTGTTCACGAAGAGCGCGGGCGCTTGCATGAATCGCGCGGCGAACACGAGCAGGCCAAGGACGCCTACAAGGACGCGCTGGCCTGCCACAAGGCGGGGGATTGCTGGGGCAAGTAACCATGGACATCAACTTCTACAAGCGACTTGCTCGGGATGGCGTCAAGGGCGCGAAGCGCATCGTGAAGGCGTTGGACGGCAGCCCGGACCAGCCACGCGACCCGGATGGGAAGTGGAGCGGAGGCGGTGGCGGCGGCGGCGGGAAGGGTGGAATGAACTTCAGTGGACCGGGCGGAACCAATCTGGCGGAACCTGGCAGCAACGAGCATGCGGGTAGCGAAGCTGCCTACGCCAAGGTGAGCGCGGCGCATGAGCATCTTAACAAGAATATGTCTGACCCCAAGGCATGGGAGCGGTCATCGGCTGCGTATCACGAGATGGCAAATGCGCACGAGAAAGAGGGGAACGCCACGGCTGCCAAAGAATCCAGAGTCGACGCTTGGAACCACGCTGAGCACGCCGTCAGGCTTAGCGGAGGCGGCAAAGAAAAGATTCTAGCAATACGAGCGCAGCGTAAAGCCGCTGGGGTTGGTGAATTTTGAGCACCCGCTGCACCGTCCACGACGTAACGACGATCTCAAAGCGCGAGATTTCCCCCCAGGGGTATCTCATCGCGCCCGCTGTCATCGGTCGGACTGGCGTGCAGACCTACACCCGCGGCGAGCTTGGCCTTGACGGCGACCCGCGCGCGCTGGTGCGCCTCATGCGCACGGCCGACGAAGTGTTCCGCCCCGAGACAGTCGCCAGCTTCGAGAACGTGCCGATCACCGACGGGCATCCGTCCGGCGGCGTGAACGCGCAGAACTGGGCGAAGCTTTCCAAGGGCGAAGTTCGCGACGTCAGCAAGGCCGATGGCGACCTGCTCGGCGGAAAGTCCATCGTCAAAGACGGCGCCATGGTCAGCAAGGTAGTCGCTGGCAAGGGCGCGCTTTCATGCGGCTATAGCTTCAACCTCGACCTGACACCGGGCGAAGGTTTCGACGGCTACATGCGAGACATTTTAGGGGATCACGTCGCCATCGTCGACGTCCCGCGGGGCGGACCTGTTTGCCGAATCGCGGACCGTGAAAACCAAACAGAGGAGCAGACCATGAGCACACGCAAGATCGCAGTGGATGGGCTGCCGCGGTTCGAGATCGACGAACTGGCGGCCGAGGCCATCGAGAACCACGTCAAGAAACTGGCCGCAGACCGCGACCAAGTGATCGCCGACTTCAGCGAAGCCGTCGACACGCACAAGGCGAAGATTTCTGCCAAGGATTTCGAGCTGACCGCCGTCAAGGCGTCGGTCACGGCCAAGGACACAGAAATCACCGCCCTCAAGGCCAAGCTGGCGAAGGTGGAAGCCATCGACATCGACACGCTCGTCGTAGACCGCGCCGCGCTGGTTGAGTCGGCCAAGAAGCTGGCGCCCGAGCTGGACATCAAGGGCAGCTCGCACGACATCCGCAAGGCAGCCATCGCGGTTGCTTGTGGCGATGCCACCAACAAGGCCGTTGCCGACGAACTGTTCGGCGCCGCCGGCATCGACAAGGCCACGGAAGACCAGGTCAAGGCGACCTTCGGAGTCTTGCTGGCGCTCCCCAAGCACGCCGCCCTCGCGGCTCAAGATGCAGCCGTCGGCCGCGCCCTCGGCAGCAACACCACTTCATGGACGGCGACCGGCCCGGTTGAGCGTCTCTAAGGCTTCAAAGGAAAGGCAAAGAACATGACATCTCTACTCGATACCGTAGGCGGATACGTTCAGCAGATCGGGCTCCCCGGCGCGGAAGCGAACGGCAAGACCGACGCCCCCAAGAGCACCTTCATCGTCGCGAGTACGACCAACGGACTCGACTCCGCTGGCATGATCGACTTCGGCGTGGTCGTCGCGAAGTACCCCGGCGCGGACAACAACGCTGGCGTGCTTCAGACCGGCTACCTTCGTCCGGTCGGCATCAGCTCGCGCCGAATCAAGCGCGGCGCTGACCCGTCCACGAAGCTGGTTGGCTACAAGACCAACGACGAGTTCGCAGTCTACGAGACTGGCGACGTTGTTTGCATGGCGGCCGAAGCCGTCAACGAGAACGACCAAGTGATCGCGCTCGTTACCCCGTACTCGCCCTCGACGGGCATCTCGACCAACGTGGGCGGCGACTCTGCCGGCACCGCAAGCGGTTCGCGCATCGCAGTTCCGGGCCACGTGTGGAAGACCACCACGGCCCAGGGCGCTCTCGGCGTTGTGGCGGTCTACCGTCGCGACATCGCGCCGTACATCTCGTAACAGGCACAGCAAGGAAAGGACACAGCAAATGTTGCTCTCAAGAGCTCAGGTAAAGGACGCAAAGGGCTACGCTGTCGACTGCCGCACGCTGCGACTGTTCGACGGCCACCCGCAAGGCCGGATGGTCGAACTGACCAACCACATCACCGCAGATGGCCGCCCGCTCAACGCCGCCAGCCGATTCGACCAAATCGAAGCCGCGCTGAAGTCGTTCGGGTATATCTTCGACGGGACGCGAGCCGCCTACGACTCGACAGATCCCCTCTCGTGGAACATTTCCCAGCTCGCCTACACCGAGGCGAAAATGCTGGAGAAGTTCCGCGTTCCCGTGGTCTACAAAGACCTCATCCCCGTCTCCTACGAGGCTCCCCCGTGGTCGGACAGCGTGCAGGCCGAAGAGTACACGAGCACCGGCAAGGGTCAGATCGTTGCGGCCAACGCAACTGATATGCCTTTCGCCGACGCCAAGTTCGGCCGGCGCTTGATCGAGGTCAAGGGCGGAAAGATCGGCTACAAGTACAACGTCCAAGAGATGATCGAATCGCAGCAGCTCAAGAAGCCCTTGAGCGACTTCCGCATGAAGGCGGCGATGATCGGCTACGAGCGCCACATGCAGGACATCGCGCTTCGCGGTGACACCGTCCATGGGCTCTATGGGTTCTGGAATCAGCCCAGCTCGAAGATTACCCCCGTGGTCGCGCCAACGGGCAACTGGGACAACTCATCGACGTCGCCCCTCGCCATCCTGGCCGACATCAATCTGGGCATCACGGCGGTGTACTCGGCATCGGGCACCAACGCCCTGGTGACTGACATCGCTCTCCCGATGGACGCACTGTCGGCGCTCAACAACACGATCCTCTCCGCGACTGGAAGCGGCGTGACCGTGCCGGTTGGGCAGAGCCTGCTCGCCTACATCAAGGCGAACAACATGAGCAAGCTTCAAGGGAACATCGACATCCAGTTCCACGGCATCGTGCCCGACAAGGACGAGTCCACGGGGAGCACCATCACCACGGCGGGTTCTTCGCTGAACTACGCTGGCGCTCTGAAGCACTCCGGATCCGCCATCACCGCCGGTCAGGTGTCATCTCGCGTGGTCTACTACGCGAAGTCCCCGGAATACCTGATCATGCATCAGCCCCTGACGCTGACCTTCCTGGCTCCTCAGCCCCGCAATGATGAAGTGGTGGTCCCCGGTCGCTACCGCTTCTGCCCAATCGACGTCCGATACCCCTCGACGATCTACTACCAGGACAACGTCCTGAAGGCCGATCAACAGAGCTAACCCCCGTGCTGCCCTCCGAATTCCAGGCCCAGTTTCCCGACGGCGAATTCTCCGCGCTGACGGGTGACTACGTTCAGAAGTTCTTGAACGCGGCGACCCCATTCTTTGATGTGGGGAGCTGGGGGTCTTGGTATTCGGAGGGCCTTTCTTGCTACGTTGCCCACAGCATCGTGGTGAGCAAGGCCAGAGCGGCCAGGGGCATTGTCCAGATGAACGGCGGCAATACAACCGAGAAGCATGTTGGCCCTGTCGGGACTTCGTTCGATTCGCAGATACTTAACAAGCAGCTTTCCGACACGTTCCTCTTGACCGACTACGGGCGCCGCTACTGCGAGCTGCGCGACATGGTCGGGTTGGGCGGCACCATTGCGGCGGGCAGCTTCGCGGCGGCCGACGGACTCGACGAGGTACTTTGGTGAGCAAGCATCATCACAGGACGCAGGCAATCCCGACGCCCGCGCCGGCCGTGACCGAGACGCAGGTCAAGGACACAGCACCGGCAGACGCCGAGCCGCGCTGGACGCTCACGCGCATGACTGTCGCTGGCGAACGGCCAACGATTGGTGGCATGCAGATTGGGGGCGAGCGTGTCGTTCTCAGTTAAGTCTAGCGGCGGCGCGCTGCCTGGACTGAAGGCGCTTCGCCAGCGCATGAAGGACGCAAACAAGAGCGTTCTTGTGGGCGTTCCCGTGGGCGCGAAGCCTGAAGAAGACGGCACCCCCATGGCGATGATCGCCGCAGTTCACGAATTCGGCTCACCAGAGCAGAACATCCCAGAGCGCTCTTTTCTTCGCGGCGGGATTCGCCGAGGCATGCCCAAGTTTAGCGCGCTCAACGAGAAGAACCTTCGCGCCGTGGTGCAAGGTGAATCGACGGTCAGCCAGGCCATGGGGCAACTCGGGGCGCTGGCGGCCGGCGAAGTCAAGCGCGAGTTCACCACGGCAGACTTTGCACCGCTCAAGCAATCCACCATCGACGCGCGTAAGCGCCGTTTCGGCAAGGCCAGCTCTCGGCCACTGATTGCAAGCGGGAACCTTCGGCAGTCGATCACCTGGATTGAGGCTGGATCCGAATCCGCAAACGCGAGGGTAGTCCGATGAGAGTCGACGTTTCCGACATCGTCGTTGACTTCGACTTGGGTGGCACCACCTTCACACGGCGCCGGCCTACCACGACCTACTCGGGCGAAGGCATCGCCCAGCAGTCCTACGATGATTTGACCGTTGCGGGAATCATCCAGCCCGCCAACACCGAAGATGCGCAGTTTCTCCCCGATGGCGTCAGACTTTCGGACGTCAGGGCCTTCTACTCATCGGTTCCCGTGAGCGCTGGCGATGGGTCTTCTACCATCGGCGACGTGTTGATCAACGACATGGGCCACACCTTCCAGGTGCTGCATGTCGAGGGTTTCTACAAGCACGGCATGATCAAGGCACTTGCGCAGCGACTACTCCCGGAGGGATCACCATGAGCTTTGTCGCCAACAGTTTCAAGGACGCGGCCGAGTTCCTGATCTGCTACCTCGTGCGCACTGCCTACGGCATGGCGCCCAACAGCGTCCGACCCGCTGACCAAAAGAGCCCAGCGGGAAGCGACGAGGACGAGTACGCGACTGTCCGGATCATGTCGAGCTATTCGGACTTCGGCACCGGGAACAAATCATACCTGACCGCGGTCTATCCCGCGTGGGACGTGACACTTGCCTACGCCTACGGCGCGCTCGTCTCGGTCGGCGCCAACTCTTACCTGTGCATCATGGCGGTAACGGGCGGCGCCGGTCCGGCTACCGACAACACCCACTGGGCGACGGCCACGCCGACTACTCAGACCGTCGAGACCAACGACAACATCTACACGTTCACGACTTCGATTCAGTTTTTCCGCCACGCGAACCCGAATCCCGATGGAGCTGGACTCGCTACGTTCGGCCTCGGTGCTTTCGACAAGGCGGCGCGGCTCGCGTCTCGTCTTGGCCAAGAAGACATGCTCAATCTCATGGACACCATGAACCTTGGCATCGAGGACAACTCTCCCGCGCGCAACGTGGCCGCATTGGTGAATAGCGCCTACTTCGAAGATCGCGGCTCGGTCGACTTTACCTTCACGATTCCCAACAGCGAAACCCTCATCCTCAACACCTTCGCGAACGTCGGCATCTCGCTGGAATTCGCCTCGCCGGGACAGCCAGCGCCTGATATCCGAGTCCTTACGGTAGCGCAGCCGTGATCTCAACCAAAGGAAACCAAACATGGCCAGCACACTCTCACTAAACAACGTCGTCCCGGTCACGCTGCAAGTGACGGCGACGCCACAGTCGGCGAAGAACTTCAACATCGGGCTCGTTCTGACTTCGGCGCAGGCCGCGAAGCCCGCCGCGTGGGCCGCTGGTCAGCGGACGGCGAGCTACACGGGCGCCGCTGCGGTCACAACCGACTTCGGCAGCGACACGGCCTTGCAGAACTTCGTCGCCGCGTACTTCTCGCAGTCTCCCGCGCCGGCTTCCATTAAGGTCGGGCTCTGGCTAAGCTCTGACGCTTCGGCGACGGCGGCCATGACGGCGGTCTTCAACTACGATCCGAACTTCTACCTGGTCGCGTGCGAGCCCGCCACGACGGCAGCGAACGTCAAGCTGGTGGCGGCCTTCTGCCAGGCGAACGGGTTGCGATTCTTCTTCAACACGCAGGAAGCGGACTGCCTCGCGCCCGCGAGCCCGCCCGTCAACCTTCTGGCCTTCCTGAGTGGGACCGTGGGCGTGGTTGGCGGCGTGTCCACCCCACGCGCATGCGGCATCTATACGGACGCGGCTTCAGACGCGAACAACGTAGGGGCAGCCGCCGTTATGGCCATCGCATCGACGATGAATCTTGGCGCCCCAAACAGCATGAAGACCTTTATGTTTCAGTCTCTTGCGTCTCTGTCCGCTTCGACGCTAACCCAATCGCAGCTCACGGCGATCACCGGCACCTTCGACGGCGTGACGCCAGGGTGGAACGGAAACGTGTACGCCACATTCGGCAACACGGCCATGCTGGCACGCGGGCAGGCGTGCGACGGGCGGTTCGAGGACGAAGGCATCGCGCTCGACTGGCTGCAAAGCAACGTCCAGGTCGCGGTGTTCAATGCCATGCAACAGGCGGCCACCAGCGGCAGCCGCATCCCCCAGACGGATAGCGGCTCTGCGATGCTCGTCAACGCCATCACGACCGTCATGGAGCAAGCCAAGTCGGCCGGGCTCTGTGCGCCTGGCATCTGGACCTTCCAGGGCGTCGGCAACGTCAACACGCTCGACGTTCTGCCCCGCGGTTACTACGTCTATGCGGCCCCAGTGTCATCACTCACCACAGCACAGAGGGCGGCGCGACAGGCTCCCCCCATCACCATTCTCGTTTGCGGCGCAGGCGCGATCCAATACTGCGCCCCCACTATCATCTTCCAACGCTAGGAGCTGACCCATGAAGAATTTCGATTGGCGCACAATCACCACCGTCATCAGCGGGTACGGCTACAACAACGTGCCCCTGACCGGGTGGGGCAAGGGAGACGACGTTTTCCAGTTCGAGCGCCGCTCCCCCGGCGTCGAGATGGACATCGGCGTGGACGGGCTCGCGTCCATTAGCACGAACGCGGACAACTCCATCAAGGTGACCTGGAAGTTTTCACAGCTCTCGCCCATGAATGCGATCTTGTCCAAAATGTTCAACCGGCAGCAGACGCCGGGACAGAACGGTCAGATCACCATGAGCTTTCAGGACTCACGCCGCCAGGACTACGGCGTCACGACTGTCGGGTGCATTGAGAACCACGCCCCGATCAAGCGTGGCGGAAAGCAGAACGAAACCGAGTGGACGCTGCTCTTTGAGGGCTACAGCCT